ATGCGGTCCGTGTCAAACCGCACCGGGACATCAAATTCGAACCCGGCCGAAAGGACGGCACCCAATGCCGGTGCCACGGCAAAGCTCACGGTCCCTGTCACTGCTGACAGCGTCCAGTCCGTGTTGACTGTCTTTTCAACGCCGCCAATCGCCACGCGCACCGTTCCAGGCACCGGCTTTGCAATCGGGCGCTGATAGGTTCCCACCCCGGAAACATATGTCTTGCTTAACCTGAAGGTTGTCCGCACCCCGTCCCCCTGTCCGATGAATTGATCCTGCGGGGTGACCGGCTTTGAAGACGCAGATGACTTGAAATCCGCCCAGTCCTTCCAGCGAAAGCCGTGCAACTGACCGCGCCGCGCCTCGAAGAAGGCGATGACCTCGCCCAGGTCATCCAGGCTGCGCATACCCAGTCCGGCATCATAGCGGCGACGCGAATGTTCCCAGGGCGTGCTGCGTTCTTCGAACCCGTTGGTCAGCGCGACAATCTCGGTGCGTCGCTCCGGTCCTCCGGATGATCCGAAACTCAGGTTCGCCGGAAACCGCACTTCGTGAAATCCCATGCCGTGCCCTCATCTGTTCCGCTGGCCGCGCGCCAGCACCCGGTTTACCTGCGCCGCGATCTGTGCCTGACTGCGCTGGAAGCCCTGCACATCCGGTGTCGAGACATTCATCACCACCGACATGCCCCGGCCGCTCCCCCCGGCGCTCTGCACGCCCAGGCGTCCATCGGGACCCCGTGACAGCGGCAGAATGGCTTCCGGGCCCGCCTCACCCATCAGCCCCTGCCCGCCACGCATCGCAAACCCGGTTGGTCCCGTCACGACGCCCCCGCGCGCAAAGGGCGTGACGCGGCCCTGTGCGATGACGCCCCCTTTGGCAAAAGGCGTGACCGCAGACATCAACCCGCCGGCACCTTGGGCCAGAAGGCCGCTCAACGCGTCGGTCACAGGCCGGGTCGCCATCCGGTAGACAGTGTCAGACAGGGATTGGCCGATGCCCTTCAGCACGTCCGACAGCTTGGCACCGTCAAAGACCAGCCCGTCGAAGGCGCGCCGCAACCCGGTGCCGATCCCGCTCGACAGCACCGTCACGTCGCGCCCCGCCTGGGCGATCCCGCCCTGCATCTTCCCAAGCTCGCTGCTCAGGCCCCCGATACTGCCTGCAGTCGTCGCACAGGCTGTCTCAAGTGCCGAAATCTTGTCTGACAAAGTGTCAATCTCGATCATCAACGTCTCCCTTCATCCTGTCCGGAAAGGCCTGCACCAGCGCGTCAAGCCGCGCCCGGCTGAACGGCACTGGCCCCGGCTGATCCGGCCCGGTCAGCATGTGCAACTCCGCCGGGGTTAGGCGCCAGAACACCTCTGGTGCCAATCCAAGCTGGCCGATCCCAACCCGCATCAAGCCGGGCCAATCGATGCGGGTCATGACCGGGACGGGTGGGCTGGTGGCGCAAAGGCACGCGCCAGCAACTCGGCCGCCAACCGCGCCGCACCGCCAAGGCCACCGGCGATCTCTGCCGTGCGCAGGTCCTCTGCCGTGCCGCGCCAGCCACCGCCCCGCAGGCCCGCCACGATCAGCGCCATCACATCCCGCGTTGTGAACCGCCCCTGCTCAAACCGTTCCACCAGATCCACCAGGCTGCCCGTCTCCATCGCGGCCTCAAGCTCGGCCAGCGCCCCCAGGGTCAGGCGCGCCACATGCGCCTGGCCATTCAGCGTGACGGTCACCTCTCCGGCCCAGGGGTTCGCCATCACAGCGCCACGAAGGTCAAAAGCCCCGCCGAGGCCAAGGTCAGCTCGTAAGTCGCTTCGCCGTCAAAGGTGCCTGCATACTCCAGCGCCGTGATCTGGAACGGCCCCTGGATCGTCCCGAAATCTGGCACGATCACCTGAAAGGCGGGCATTCCGCCCGCAAAGAACACCTGCCGGGCGCGGGCATCGGTCTGCTCGTCGCGGAACACCCCGGATCCACTGATCGACGCCGATTTCACGCCAGCCCCCGCCAGCAGTTCGCGCCAGCCATCGGGACTGTCCAGACTGGTCACATCCACCGTTTCCGCATTCAGGCTGATCCGCGTGGCGCGCAAACCCGCCACCGTCTCGAACTGCCCCGACCCCGACAGGTCGATCTTGATCAAAAGGTCCTTGCCGTTCTGAACAGGCATTCCACCGCTCCCCTCAGATGTTTCATTTTCCGTCCCGCGCGCCCTCAGTCCTCGACACGGGCACGGAAAGTCATGTCGATGCGCCGCACGCGGCCATCGTCGCGCCTGCGGGCCGTTGCGCGCTGAAACCACATGCCCACCAACCGGCCCCGGCTCAGCGTTAGGGACGCATCGTTCAGCGCGTCTGAAATCGCCACCGCCAGGGCCTTGGCCGCGTGGAACCCCGCCGCTTCGCTGATCACGCTGACTGCGAACCGGTGTTCGGCCCCGGACCCGCTGGCATCGGACAGATCCCGCACCTCTTCGGTCCCGATCAGCACGAAAGTCCCGGGGCTCTGCCCGTTGGGAATCGCATCCACCACCGCAACCCCGGCCAGAGCCGGCAGGGCGGTCAGGTGCTGATACACGGCGGCCTGCAGGGCCGCAGCCTGTCCATAGCTCATGGCGTCCCCTCTTCCCGGGCAAAGCACAGCAGATACCGCCCCGCCGCATCCCGCTCGGCAACGGCCAGAATGCGGAACAGCCGCGATCCGTCGCGAAACCGCTGGTCCGGGAGTGGGCGTTGCTCGGCCCCGACCGGCGCTCCGCGCACCGTGATCCGGTAGGTCACCGATGCCCGGGTAAACTCTTCCACCGGCGCGTCGCGCCCCGTGCCTGCCGTCACCTCGGCCCACAGCGTTCCCAGCGCCTGCCACTGCTCTTCATGGCCACCCGACCCGTCCGGCCGGGTGCGCAACACCTCCAGAACCAGCGGGCGAGACAGGGAAACCCGGGTCATGCCGTACCCCTGCCCAGAACCCGTACCGTCCGCCAGCGCTCGATCAGCGACAGAATGGCAAAGGGCAGGCCCTGTTCGCGCAGGCCCATCTCGTCGCGCCGCTCGTACAGATCGGCGGCCAGCATCAGCACCGCCTGCCGCAGGTCCGCCGGAACATCGCTCCACACCGTCCCGAACCCTGCCGTGAACACCACCTCAACCTGACCGCCGCCCGGCACCGACGGCAGCAACTGCCCCGTCGGCGCAAGGCGCGGGCGGTGCAGATCGGCGATCACCCGGTAGATGCCAGCGTCCAGCACGGTTGATCCGCCCGCACCATCCCTCAGCGTGACCGAAGCAATGCTGCGCACCGGAGCCACCGGCAGCGCCTGTGCCGCCGGATCACGCCAGTCGTCCAACACCCAGCGGAACACGCGCTGCAACAGGGCCTTGCCGGTCCGCCCCTCGATCACCGCTATTGCGGCCCGCAGATAGGCTTCGATCAACCCGTCCTGCAATCCCTCCTCGGCAAAGCCGGTGCCCAGTCGCAAATGGTCCCGCATCGCCCCGATCGGCAAAGCCGCGACCGGAATGGCCGTGTCCTCGTTCAACATTTGGGTCATCTCCGCTTCCCGAAAGGCCAAAGCTTCAGTGCGCAAGACAGCCCCCGCCCGGCGAAAGCCAACGCCCGCGCACCGGTTGCCGCCCCTGTGCAGGGGCGGCGCACCAGTCCGACGTCAGGTCAGGGCGAACTTCAGCAGCTTGATCGCCGCATAGTCGCTGATGTCGCCCCCCACGCGCTTGGTCGCATAGAACAGCACATGCGGCTTGGCCGAGAACGGATCGCGCAAGATGCGCAGGTCTGTCCGTTCCGCAATTGTGTAGCCGGCGGCAAAGTCGCCAAAGGCAATCGCATGCGCATTGGCGGCAATGTCAGGCATGTCCTCGCAGATCAGCACCGGATAGCCCATCAGGCGCGGCGGTTCGGCCACAGCCAGCCCGTCAGCCCACATGAACCGGCCATCGGCGTCCTTCATCTTCCGCACGGCCCCCGCCGTCTTGGAATTCATCACGAAGGTCGCATTGGCCCGATAGGGTGCCGCCAGAGCATAGACGAGGTTCACGATGCAATCGACGGCGTTGGTCGTCGGGAAATCCGCAGCAGCACCACTGGCCACATAGCCCAGGCTGCCCCAGGTCCAAGCGGAATTCGGAACCTTGGCCGGCAGCAGGATGCCCTTGGGCTTGTCCACCCCGTCGCCGTTCACAAAAGCTGCCGATTCCGACCGGATGAAGCGCGAGGCGATCTTTTCCGCCAGCCAGCCCTCCACGTCAAAGGCGCTGTCATCCAGCAGCCGCTGACTTGCCTTCGGCATCGCGGCAAGCTGGTGCAGCCGGATCGAAATACGCTCGATCAGCGGCGTCGCCGTCTCGCTGACCGATCCGGTCTCGGTCACCCATCCTGTGCCCACGTCGGACCGGTCAATCAACACATCGAAGTTCGAGGCGTCGACCGTGACAACGCTGGCAATCGACCGGATCGACCCGGTTGCAACCAGCATCGATTTCACCGTATCCGCCGTGCGCGGATCCACCAGATAGCCGCCGTCGCCCGCCACGGCTGTGCTCAGCGCCTTTCCTTCCAGGGCAAGGCCCCGCAGCGCCTCGTCATCGCCGTGGCGCAGATAGGCGTTGAAGGCCTTCTTGTGCGGCTCCTCGGTTTCGACAGCGGTCGAAAGTATCGGGCGCCCATAGGTCATCGTCTTGGCTTGAAGCATGGTCAGTCGCTCTTCCTGTTGATGCAACGCAGATGTCACTTCGGCTTGAAAGCCATTGAATTCCTGCAGAAAACCAGCCAACGCTTCGGTCATCTGCTCAGCCGGTCCAGCGGCACCGGGGCGATGTGCCGCGGGCCGGGTTTTGGTCTCACTCATCTTGTCCCCCGTGTTTAGGCCGCGTCAGCGCGCGGCCAGATCGCGGCGCGCCTGCTCGAACAGCTTCGCCAGCGCGCTCCAGTCAGCCCCGGCGGCAGGGTCGGCCTTCGCCTGAACCCGCGCTTCGGCCAGCATGGGAAAGGTCACCAGAGACACTTCCCAAAGGTCCAATTCCTGCAGCAGCCGCTGCCCCTTGGCGTCCCGCTCAGCCCGCAGGGTGCGATACCCGATGGACAGCCCATCAATCGCGCCCGCCGCCAGCAGGGCAGCCGCCTCCTGCCCGCGCGCAACATCCGTCAGGATGCGCCCTTTGACATACAGTCCCGTGGCATCCTCGCGCACCTCGTCCCATACCCCGATGGGCTGCGCCGGATCGTGCTGCCACAGCATCTTGACCCGCCGGCCCGATGCCGCCAGGGCCGCAAGCGATGCGGCATAGGCGCCGCGCCCCACCACATCCCCGCCCTGGTCCCGCCGTCCGAAGATCGAGGCATAGCCTTCAACCCGCGATCCGTCAGTCACCGTGATCCCGGCCTCCGGGCGATGGAACTTTCGCTCCGGCGCGCCCGCCTGTATCCTGTCATCCATGTCGCTGCTACCTCATC